TCCATTTGTTTTAGTGTTTTCCCTGACGTTTGAATCTGTATTTTGTCCGAAGGTAATGGTACAAATAAATTTCTTTGATTCATTGAACGCAAAGGGCAATAACCGAACGCATTTGAATAAAGCGCATCATTAACCGAAAGTGAATAAACAACGTCCGCCCATGATTGTGTAGGGTTCGGGTGTTTGACCATATCCAAAAACCAGTGGTCCGTTATTTCTTCGCCGTTTGCATCGTATAACTTTGGAACGTTTGAAGCCATCATTGAAGCGCGCTTATCGATAACTGCTCTGAATTCAGGAATAGTTAGGAACCATTCCCACGCGTTGTTCGTGTCGATCCAAATAGCATTTTTAACCCCCCAAACTTGGTTTTGTATAGGTCGCAAACGGTTAAATTGATTAATAAAACGGTTCTGTTGCCCCGAATTAATACCAAAAAACGCCTCCAAAAAATTTATTTCCCTTCCTAATTGATTAGAATTTAGACAAAGTTACGTTAAATTTTTAAACATTGACTGCACAAAAATACTTAATCCTGCTAAACAGTCTGGCGCGTCGTCGTTTTTATTCTTGCCCTCCTTGCTAAAACTGAGTACATTTTGTATAAATAGTTCGCTTTGTGCTTCGTTATTTCTTACGAATATCATGTTGTTCATTATGTAAGCCGAGTTCATTATTATTCGCGTTATTTTGTTCTTCGTGTTATGAACCTGAAGTATTCGCGTTTTAGTTAACGTCTGTAATTGTCGCCCAAACATGGCACCCATCGAGTTACTTTCTACCCTGCAGTATGCGACCTTCCATTTGTTTAATAGTTCCGCCGTTTTAGGGAGTGAAATATCTGTATTGTCTCTAGTCATTAAGTAGTCAACAATAAACAATTTGTGTTTTATAACCGCGCAAATTGCTACGGCGGTATAATCCGCTCCCTGATCACTTACATCGACGTATGCAACGCACCCTTCAATTGGGTTTTGTTCTTTAAACTTAGTAAATTCTTCGGCTGGCATGAACTTAATATCATTGAACAACCTGCCTTGCATATCGACGGGGTTCTGTTGGTATTCAGCCGCCCAAATTTCGGGTGCCGTGCGCTTCTTTTTTTCCGTGTATTCAGCCGTAGTTAACACGTCCTCACAAAACGATTTCCCCTCATCTGTTAAGGCGCTTACAACAATTGATTTATCGTAAACGTTTGATTCTATATTTCGCCCTATTACATCGTTTAAACTCCAGCGTGTGCCTATGTCAATGCGTGCGCAACCGCTTTCGAAACGTGAGTCATGTGTACTTTCTTTCCATTGATTGATACGGTCGTTTACCGTGTCGCTAAATGCGTCCTCTATACCTCTGTAAAGGTCGTCGGTAATGGCTACATTCGAGGCTCCGAACCCGATAATTGTACCACCAACCCCAGCGCCGAAATAACCTACTTGTTTCGAGTGATTTGTATTCCACCCCTGCAGGTTGCTTTTGTCATCTGATAGGTAAACGTTTGGAAATATTCGTTTCCACGCGTCCGATTTGACTATTGCCCTAACATCGTAACTGAATTTCAGGAATAGGGTTGCCGTACACGTGTTGCGCATTACGCTTTTCTCTGGGTTGCGTCCAATGGTCCACGCGCAAAATAATGAAGTAATATAGCTTTTCCCTGCTCTAGGGGGCAAAGAAACGCTTAAACTTTTAATTGTTTTTTCTTCAATTTCTTGGAAAGCGTCCGCAATTTCACGCAAAAAAAGTCTTTTACTAAAGAAATCAGCATCGTAATAACAACAAAAGTCCCATAGTGATCGCCTGCAAAGTTCCCGTTTGAGTAATTCGCGCGCAAATTCTTTCTTTTCATTATTCATCACCCTTTAAAAGTTCTTTTATTTCCTCAGTTGTAAGGTCCGAAAGGTCAACCTCCATGCTGGTTTGTTCAATTTGCTGAATAGGTGCGCCGTAAGCTGAATTTAATACGGCATTATAGGCGTTTGTATCTTCTTTTTCAATGGCTTTGTTTATTTGTGCCAAGTGCATACGAAGTTCGTTATCGTCCAAATCTAACAATTCTTTTAAAATCGTACTGCGATTGCGTCTACCTTTAGGGCGTCCGTTCAAATTTCCGCTTTGCCCTTTTTTAAATGCGTGCTTTTCAATGTCCTTTGCGCTCATGGCTTGCTGTTTTTATGCTGTTTATTGTGAATCTTTTTTACTCGGTTGGTACGGTATTATTTTACGTAAGTCTATACGGTTTAAACTATCTTTTCGTTGCTTACAATTGCAGTTTTTTACTACTTTGTTCACTAAATAGTTAACCCCCATTCGTTGGAATATTGTTTCTAAGGTGTCCCCTAAAAGAATCGGTTGCTTTACTTGTTGCCCCATTCGTTAAGCATTTCTTTTATTATACTGTCGAATCCGCATTTTTGCATTGTTCGCCTAAATTCTCGTGATCCAATATATTGTTCGGTTATTCTTGCGCTTAAAGAAATCATTTTCTTTTCAGCATCACTTAAAAAAATATATTTAATTTTTCTTTTTATCGCGTGTAATTTCTTTTTGATGTTCATGTTTGCGCGTATTAAAATATCCAAATTATCAATTGATACAACCCGAAAACGATTAACGCAGTCAATACACGAATAAAGGATTGTGTCATTTCTTTGGTACCCGCGAACCATTGTTTCATTTTTACTTGTTCAATCCAAAACATGGCAACGGTTAAAATTCGATCCGTGTAATATATTGCTACAAATAAGGGTAAAAGTAGCATTCCAATAATTAGCTTAAATTTCTTCATAATGTTTAAATTTTGCGTTTAAATAACCCCCACGTGAAATAGGTAAAACACGCAGGGGTTGAACTTAAACATCGTTACAAATGTATTAATTTTCGTTTGAATTGACTAAAAAATAAATATAGTGTAAATGTCCTATTGTTAAAGTTCTTAGTATTCCTATTTGGTTTTGTCTAAATACGCGTATTAAATCGCGCTTTTTTATGTTTGCTTCAATGCTGATCGCTGGCAAAATTGACGTTTCAAAGTCAGGGCTAAAACCTAGTTGTATTTCCTGCGTGAATTCATGCGCTAAAATTGAAATAATCCAGCATTGAGTCGGTATTCCGTCGATATATTTAACGCATTTTTTCACTTGTTTTTTATGCAATTTAAAACATTTTTAGCAACCTTCTTCGTTATTTACCTTTTTTTCTTTGTACTGATTCATAAACAAACAATCTCTTTTTAAACAATTCATTCGTTTAATCCAATCTTTTTTGATCAACTTTTTAACTGCTGTTTGTTTCATCTTATTCTGATTTTAATTGTTGTATAAGCGCTATTTTATAGCTTCTATCATTTAGTTATAGGAAATGTTGCTCCCCACAATTGTTACAGTACAGATACTTTACAGTTATTAAGTTATTTGATGTATTTGGCTCGTCCGAACCATCATCGTATTCTAATTCGCTTACTATTTTTGTATCTGTACTTTCACAATCCTTACAAACACTTCCTATAACATCATGTATAAGCAATTCATTATCGCTTAAATCAATCTTGTAAGTCTTTAAGTAAACATCAACAACTCCTGTTGCATTTACTTCATCTTCAAGCGACATCCAATTATTCACTCGAAGAAATTCTATTAATTCCGTTCTTAAATCCATAGTAAAATAATATTAAACTGCTTATACATGAGAACCGTTATAAACAATTATATGAAGGGAACGTATCTGGTAGTTCACGCCTCAATATCCTCATTCCCATTATATGTTGTAAATCATGAATAGAATTAACCCACTCTGATAAATCAGATGGATGTGTCTTTTCTAATTCTACGTACATATTATGAACTTCTACTATTCTATTCATAATTTCCTGTTCTTGTTCTGTAAATCCCTTCATATAACATGTTTATAACAAGGTATATATAAAATACCTTATAAAGTTTGTACTATTTTTAATTTTTGTGGTAAGGTACTTTATATATACCCGACCGTTATAAATAACATCTTATTCTGATTTAAATGTTTGATTGTAGTAGTTTTCGAATTTTTCTAAAGCATCTTGAATTGATATTGAATCATCATTTATTAAAAATGCTCTCATTAACTCACCTTTGTGCTTTTCTTTGGCTTGTTCAACGGCTTTTAGTAAATCATTGCCAATAAAGTATTGGGTTTTACTCATCCAATCTATTAAAAATTCTACTGCTGTTTGTTTCATAGTGTTAAATTATTATCGTTTAATATTTGGCGCAATATTTCGCGCAATTTTTCACACGTTTCAACCTCTAAATCAGTTGCCTTTTCCGTAGGGTTTAAAATTGATACATCGTGCTTTGTTGTTTGTCTTAAAAACTGATCAAATTCCCACATCGCACATTTCCAATCTTCAGCATTTAACGCCGTTTGTGCTTCTTGTTTTTCTTCGTAACTGTCGAATTCAAGTATTATTTTTCCCATTTTATACGTTTTTGCATATTATTTTATTACAATTTGTCATGTTTTTATTATAAAAAACTGGACATTTTTACGTGTTTTTAGATTCGTTTAGTAGTTCATTCCATACGTTTTTAACGTTATTTACCCAAAACATATCGCATTTAAATTTATCGTCTACGATTTTAAACGGGGGTTCAAAAAACCAGCTTTGCCAGTAATCGTTCCCCTCCGTTGTAAACCTTTTACAATCGTCCTTAAATGGACAATCTTTACCAGTGCATTTAGTTATATCACTCATCATTTAAGAATTTGCCTATTTTTCAAGTGTTGTCGTATGTAAGCCTTTTTTTTCGTTGTTTGAGTTTAAGTATAGCCACAATTGGTTTTGGTGTATTTTCGCATCGCGCGCAAATTTTGCCTCAGTTATTCCGTTTCTTGTGATATAATCGCGTATTAATTTACGCGTTATTTTGTTGATGTTTGCTAGATCGTTTGTTGTCATGTCTATAAATTAAAAGGGAAAAATATCGTCGTCTTCAATCATGTTTTGTATTGCCGCTTCTTGGAAATTCTGTTCTATGTTTCCCATTTTTGGCGCGCTTTCCTGCTTTGCTTGGCTTTTGTATTTTTCCATTTCTAATTGGTCCACAATTGCCCAACCTTCAATACTGTTGAAACATTTTTCAACTCCATCGTTGCCAGTCCATAAACGCCCGCGTAAATTAATAGCGATCATTACGTTTTGTCCTACTTTAAACGCGTCTAATTTATCACAATTAGCGTTTGTGAATTGAATATTTAAATACTGCGTGTAATTTCCGTCTTCTACTGATAGCACTAAATCACGTTTAGCGAATTTTTCGCTTTTTTGTTCTGTTGATCCAATTGCGTGAATTGTACCGTTTAACTGTAATTTTTCCATGTTTATTTGTTTTTAAGTATTATTGAAGTTTGATTAAAATAATCGTTATAAATATTTTCATCTCTATGGGTGAAATGATTATTTAAAAAGTTTACTAATTCAGTAAAAGACTGAAATACGTATCTTTCGCGTATTGAACCAGCACAAGCGGAACCAAGAACGGCAATAAATCCGTTTTCTGTTTGGATAATCTCTAGTTCGTCAACATATTGCTTTTCTTTTCTCATTTTATTTGTTTTTTGTTTGTTAATCAATTAAAAATTCTTCGGTGCTTAAAGACCAAATTCCTTCCCATAAAACCGCTGAAGTAGCGTCAATTATTATTTGGGTGTGAGGGTGTTTATTTTCTGCAATCCATTTTATTAATGGTCTTGCTAATTCATTAAATTCTGCTATTGCTTGCTCTTCTGTTTCCATTTTACTTTGTTTTGTGGTTATTGAAACCTGATTAATTTATCGTTTATTTTTATTCTTTCTTTCCAGTTGTCGGATTCTTGTTTATACTGTTCACATAATACGCGCAATTTGCCCCATTTGCTGCGTTCTGCGAGTAGTTTACCAGCTTTTACTTTGCCTATACCCTTAACGCCTTTAATATTGTCGGACGTGTCGCCTATTAACATCATTTCCCAAAGCATTGTTTCGGCTTGTTCTTTGCTTACTAATTGAAACCCTTTGCGCTTTTTTATTTCTTTTCCGAATTCGTCAATTAAATATTCGCCGTTTTCGTCTTTTACCTTTAGTTGGTAATAGTCAAAATGTAACCCCTCGATTTGTTTTAGGTCCTTATCAATTGAACAAATAATATAATCTTCTACGTTGTAAAGCTGGGAACTAAAATAAATCAAATCGTCCGCCTCAAATATATCACTTGCGTAACTTCCATCCATGTAATCAATCAAATATTTGCGTAAATCTGAAACCCATTTGTTTCGTTTACGATTTGCCTTGTATTCTGGATCAATATCTTTGCGAAAATTACGCTTACAATTAGTAAAAAAATATTTTATTTCCGTGATATTATATTCTTGTTCAATTTCGTTGAATATATCAAACGCCATTTTCTCGAAACGATCGTAACCGCGTTGTAAAATTTCCTGCTCTATTGCAAATCTAGTTTCGCCACTTAGCAGCAACGCGCGAATTTCTCCGAACGTTACTACTTTGTAAATAGCTTGGTAAATAAGCGAATCCGCATCGAATAAAATTACCTTATCTTTCATCTTACAAACCTTTTAAAGCTGTTTTTTGTGCATCTGTTAACTCGAATTTGTAAAGGTCTTTCACTTGCGCGTTACCTTTGCTTATTTCAATTAACGCATTTTCAAAACGTGCATCTGTTAAAACTTTCTTTTCGCGTGTTTCTTTTTGTACTTGCTTTGCGGCTTCGTTGCCGTCGTCGTCAATTGCTTGCAGGCTTAAAAGCGTTTGAAGGGTTCCGCGTCTAAAATAGGTGATGGACGCTATCAATTTCTGAGGATCCAAAATATTAGGTAACGCAATTTCGCTTGTAATCATTTCGCCGCTTTCAATGTCAATTATCTGAGTACACACAAATCCGTTTTTAATAGATTGGATGAGTAAAACCCAATACTTTATTGGCAATGATTTACTAAAAGCCGTTGAACAAGCCAAAGAAAAGCACAAAGGTGAGTTAATGAGAGCATTTTTAATAA